TTTGTGTACTACCATTACCAGAATAAGTTAAAACATTAAATTGTTTACTAGGATAATCATCATCAGTTTGTGCTGGGTCTATATCTGCTGATATGGGTAAGTTAGCTGATGATGGTGCTAAAAATCCTGATGGTGGTGAATTTTGAAAATCACCAAAACCATTTTCATCTGCATTACCACCTGCACTAAAATCTCCTGCTCCTGTAGAATCGTGTCCACCATTTATATTCATATGTATTGCTGAATTATTTCCACCAGTAAAACTACAAACAATATGGTATACTTCTGTAGCAGAGATAGATATAGTATGCTGTAAACTATTATCTAAATACATTTTTATTTCATTATCTACTCTGTTTACAGTCATAGCTAAAACTCTTGCTGATGTTTGCCCTACATTAGAACCAAAACTACCTCGACTTCCATTTGTTAGAGAACAAGTATCCCAACTACTACTATTATTAGCACGAAATAATATGCCATTCATAGTGGCATCTGATTCATCATAACCACCTACATTAAATTCTGGGTTAGCAACACCAAACACAATATTATAACCAGTTGCGTGAGTTACTAAACATTCTACATAAAACTTTGTACCAGTAGGCACAGCAAAACTTGTCATAGCCCCTCTGCTACTTGTAGTTCCGTCAAACCTTGTATTACCTCTACTTAAATTTACTGCCCCTTTTATTAAAGGTGACCATAAAGGAAAATTTCCACTACTTGCCATATTAATTAACTCCCAAATGTTGGACTATCAAGAACTTGATGGTCTGCACCCATGTTATTTGCTGTATAGTCATTATTATTTCCTGAACTATCATTACCTAAATCACTTGCATTTTCATATTTTAAATAAAAACCTTGACTTCCAAATGTAACACTACTTGAAAAATCTTTAGGTACCCACACTCCATTTTTAGTTTCTGCAAATGTTGTTGGGTCATATGCAGTACCATCTATCATTACAGTTTCTGCTAAATAACCTGAAAAACCATTTCCACTACCACCATAGTTACCTACTCTTATTGCACCAGAGCCAGAACCTCCATGAAAAGACATACCAGTATTTGAATGAAATTGTGTGCCATTTACATATAAAACTCCAGTTCCACTAGAAGACTTTAATACTATGTGCATCCATCCACCAGTATCCCTAAATAAAGCACTACCTAAAGCATGACTTGAACCATTAAGAATAGTAATAGCATTTGTATCAGCAAACCCTAAACCTTGATTAGATTTAAACATCATAAAAAATTTATAGTTTTCATCTATAGCTCCTCTTTTTAACCATGTAGAAAAAGTAAAAGTTGAAACTGCTGAAAAAGAATTAGTTCTTCCTAAATAAGTATCACTTTCATTTTCAAACCTAGCTGACTGTTCTATCTGATAGTCATAAAAATCTGCAACAGCACCTGATTGACCTCCTGCACCTGCTAATAAATTATTTGAAAATATTCCCATTATGCATATGCCTGTGTTATTACCATTTGTATATCTCCACCAACTCCATCACTAGATGCTGATACTACGATATAGTCTAATCTATCTACTGCACCATTTGCTGTTGATAAGGTTGGGTCTGTACCACCTATAAATTTAAAATCTGCATTATATGCCATAGTACCACTTCCTCCACTCTGTGTCAAGAAAATACTTCCTGTTTGTCCTGACCTACATCCTGTAGGCTTAGCTAGTGTATGTGCTGCTGTAACTGTTGTTCTAAAGTTTTGTGCATTACCAAAATTTAATGATACTGAAGTTATACCATTAATAGCTGTTGCACAAACAACTGCTGCTGCACTTTTTGTTAATTGTAATTGTCCTTCTAATGAAGTATTGCCTGATACTCTTACTGTGCCTAAGAAACCAGAGTTGCCTGTTATGGTTGTAGCTCCTGTAATTTTAGTAGTACCACCTACTGATACATTTCCATTTACATCTAATGTGCTTCCTAAAGATACAGCACCTGCAATAGTTACATGCCCACCTACATTTATATCACCACTTACAGATACATCACCATCAAAGGTTGCATTACCTGTTATAATTGCAGTACCTCCTATTGATGTATTGCCTGCAACATCTAATGTACCACCTACTGTAGTGTTGCCACTTACTCTAACTGTTCCTAAGAAACCTGCTGCACCACTTACTGTTGCTGTACTTAAAAGATTAACTGCACCTCCAACTGATACTGTACCACCTATTGAAGCATTACTTGCAACAGTTAATGTGCTTGCTAAATTAACAGCACCACCAACTGATAAAGCTCCTCCTATAGAAGCTGCTCCTGCTACAGTTGCTGTACCACCTACTGCTAAATTACCAACTAATACTGTATTACCTGATACGCATACATCATCATCAAAGTCTACTTTATCTCCAAATGTTTTATTAGTAAATGTTTGTGTTGCTGCTATACCTGCTAATGTATCTGCAGTTGCAGGCATTACTAAAGCTATATTACCAGAGAATGCTGAATGTGGTGGAGCTTTTAATGCAGCATAATGTGCGTTACTTGATTCACAATACATTCTAAGTTCTGATTGTGAACCTGTATTTTTTAAATCAATTATACCACCACCAACACTTACTGTGCCACCAACGATAGCATTACCACTTACTGATACATCATCTTTAAAATGTGAATAACCTGTAACACTTAATGTAGAACCAAGTTGTACTGCTCCTGCTATTGTTACATGTCCTCCAACATTTATATCTCCTGATACAGAAACATCTCCTTTAAATGTTCCATTTCCTACAACAGTAACTGTAGAGTTAAAACCTGCAGCACCATTTACACTAAGTGTGCTTTGTAAGTGTGTTGCTCCTGCAACTGTTGCTGTACTACCTACAAAAAGAGTACCACCTATTGTTGCATTATTAACAGATATATTACCTGTAATAACTGCAGGTACGTTTGTTAAATTAGCACCATCTCCATAGAAAGCTGAAGCACATACTCTAGCATTTGCAGCCTGAACATTTGCTCCACCTATTGTTACTGTACCACCAATACTTGTATTACTTGCTACTGTTAATGTGCTTGCAAGATTTACTGCACCTCCTACAGATAAAGCACCACCTATTGATGCAGCTCCTGCTATAGTAGCTGTGCCACCTACAACTAATCCACCTGATACTGAAACATCATCTTCAAATTCAGCTTTACCAGTTATATTAGATGTACCTCCTATAGAAGTATTACCTGCTACATCAAGTGTACTACCTAATGATACAGCACCTGCAATAGTAGCATGTCCTCCAATATTCATATCACCTGATACTGATACATCACCTTTAAATGTAGCAGCTCCTACAACTGAAGCTGTTCCTCCAATTATAGCATTATTAACAGATATATTACCTGTAATAGGTATACCTGTAATATTTGTACCATCACCATAGAATGCAGATGCACAAACTTTTTCTGCAAAAGTAGCATTACCACCTACACCTAGTGTGCCTGTTATTGTTGTATTGCCTGCTACTGTTAATGTGCTTGCTAAATGAACAGCTCCTCCTACTGATAATGTTCCACCTATAGAAGTATTACTTGCAATAGTTGCTGTGCTTGCAAAATTAGCAGCACCACCTACATTTAATGTAGATGCTAATGATGTTGCTCCTGCAATTGTTACAGTACCACCAAAGTTTGAATTACCACTAACTGATATATCATCATCAAAAGTTACTGCATCACCAAATGTTTTATTTGTTAATGTATCTGTTGTAGATGTACCAACTAATGTTGCTGCACTTGTTGGAAGTGTTATTGTTATATTACCACTAAAAGAACTATGTGGTGGAGCTTGTAAAGCTGCATAATGTGCATTAGAAGATTCACAATATAGTTTTATATTAGATTGTGTGCCTGTATTTTTAACTACAATCTCACCACCAGAGACCATAACATTACCACCAATAGTAACATTACCACCTACAGTAATATTATTAGTAACTATTAAACTGGATACAGATACATCACCTGTAAATACTAAACCTGTTAAATTAGAACCATCACCATAAAAAGCACTAGCACAAACTTTATTTGCAACTGCTAATCCACCTGCTACAGAAGCATCACCTGATACTCCAAAGGTTTGTCCTACAAATAATGTACCATTTACTTGTGCAGCACTGGTAGCTAATTGTAAAGCTGTGGCACTACCATCACCATCTTGTATAGTTACTAAAGAACCTGTAATACCAGTATTAGTAGAAACACCTATTTTTAATAGTTGCTTATACGTATTATTTATTAATCTTCCTGTTAGTGTTGTCATATTGTATCCCAATCTCTACCAATTTGTGTTGAGTCATCATTCCAAGTTATGTCTGTTGTATTCCATATAGCATTTCTACCACCATCATCAGGTCTAGCATTTCTTATTGCTGGGTCCTCTCTAACATCTGGAACTCTATTTTGTGGATGATTATGTAAATCATAACGACCATCAAAACATGTAGGACATCTTAATGTGTTATAGCTAGTTAATCTCATTACTCGTAATGGATAAACAAAACTACATTCATCACACATTGCCTTTGCTCTTTTTTCAGTAGCCATTAAATAATTCTTAGTTTAGGTTTAAAAAATATACTTGCTCTTTCTTTATCTTCTTCCATTGCTCTTTGTAGTAATTCTTCATAATTACCTTTTAACAATGCTAATCTTTCACTAGGTATACCTGGTCTTTTTAATCCCATATAATATGCAAGACCTGCAGTAAGGCAAGGTAAAAATCTTACTGGAGCATCTGCGTTTTGTTCAAATGATTTATTGGTATCTTGTACTTGACGTATTAATTCTACCTGTAGAAGACCAGTTGCATCTGGCACAGGGTATAAGAATATTTTGGGATTAGCTAAATTTCTTTTTACAGTATATTGTGTAGGTCTGCCTGTTTGAAATTTATTAGGTATAATATGATATTCTTCAAAAGACTTTCTTTCTAATTTAGTTTCTGCTGATGTGCTATTTGGTTGAAAGGTTACAACTAAAGCATCTATAGCTGATGAAGCTAAATCATATGTAGTAACACTAGATGATACTGTTACTGTTGTTGTATCTGTATTCCATAACAATACACCTCTGTTCTGCCAATCATTTAGCATTAAGTTAATAGAACGTCTAGCAGATTGTGGCTCATGACCTAGTGTTTCTTCACTACCAATCATTTCCATTGCTTCTTGAATTACTTCATCTATATCTAAATTAAAATTATATGTTCCTGATTGTGCCATTATACTTTTCTTGATTCCTTTAATTGTTTCTTAGCTGCTTTTGCTAATCTTGATTGTTCTGGTTTACCACCAAACTTTGCTCTTTGTTCTAATACAGTTAATATCTGTATCTTTCTAGCATATGGTTTTTTAATTCTTTTTACTTTTGCTATAGTCTTTTTAGCATCTGCTACAGTAGCATATTTAATACTAACTGTATCCTTTGGATTCTCATCTGTATATAATCTACGACCAGAACCTTTAGGCTTTTTTCCTGTTCCTACTTTTGGGTCTCTTTTTTTCGTTTTGCTTGACATATTTTTTTACAATCTCTGACTGCCTCTTATGTAGTCGAGAAGCCTTTTCTAATTGTTTAGATACTTTTTTTAATTTTCTTACCATGTTATATTCTTGTTGTTGTTTTTTAAATACAAATAATGTTTGATTATTCATAACACACCTCCTAATTAAAGTTAGTGCGTTTCTTCGGTTACCCTACTTCCAACTCAATGAGTCAAACGAATTATATTTTATTTTTTATCCATCTATATGCAGCATAAACACCTAAACCAAGTATAATATAAAGTATACCATCAAACCAAGATATATTATGTATTGTATTAATTAACTCAGGTGTTATGTTCATGATTTCTTTTTCTTCTTAAATGTTCTTACATTTGTAGGTTTACCACCTACTCCTTGTGCCTTTGCTCTTTTTCTTTTAACAGCACTTGTTATTTGTGACTTAGTCATCTTTCTAGCTGTTGCTCTTGGTACACATTTAGGATATTTTCTTTTACTGCCTTTTGTAGATGCTCTACCACAAGATTGAAACTTACCTTTTTTCTTGGGTGCTCCTATGTCTACCCAATCACCTTTTGGTCCTTTGCCAAACCATGCTGTAAGTCCACCTTTAGGTTTAGCCATGATTAACTCCTATATCCACCACCACGTTTTTTATAAGTACGTACTAACCATGCATTAGCATATGCACTTGGATAAACGTCAAACTTTCTTTTAGCTTCAGCTTTTACT